GGCGGGAATCTCAACCCGTGGTGTGTCGGCGCGATCGTCAACCACAGTCAAACCGCAGGACTGACCCGGCTCGCCGGGAGGGTCTTGCAATTCCTGACTTGTACCCTGATTGGTATCCTGATTACTTGTATCCTGATTTGTCGGAGATTTTTCCGACCCTTGCCCGGATTTTTTTCCGACCTTGATCGGATTTTTCTCCGAGGTAGCTCGGATTTTTTTCCGAGCCTTGCCGTCTGGTAGGGTCGGATATTTTTCCGACCCATCGAGCTTCTGATTCCACTCGACGGCCTTCGCTGTCAGACGAAAAAGCGTGATATTTGAAGTGCTGGAAAGCTCAATCAAACCGGCCTCTTCCAGAGCCTTCAACATGCGGTAAGCGGTATCAGGCTTGTCAGTGAGCAGCGGAAGCTCCTCGATGATCTTCGCCTTGCTCAGCGCAAAGAAAATCCCGCCATCGGTCTTGATTGGCTTGGTCCAGCTGGGGCAACCGTAGACGAAGGCAAACAGCAAGGCCTGCTGAGAATTCAGCCCCCACTCCAACGCCTTCACCTGATTGATCGTGACGGTGTACTGCATATCAGGACTTCCCGACCTTTTTGGTCCGGCTCATCAGGCAGCCTTCAGCGATTCGCGCAGCACTTGAAGCGCGTCGATCGCTTCTTGAATGGCTTTGTCGCCCTGGGCTTTTTCGTGCTGGCTGATGTGGTTGTCGATAGTGGCGTCGTAGACCAGGCGCTTTACGTCACCCGACTCGGCGGCGAGATGTGCCAAGGCCGCAAGCAGAGGTTTAGGCGCTGGGCGCTGGCGCTCAACGACATCGCAGCCGAACTCGTCAGCAAGCGCCTTAAGCGGCCGCAGATCATTCGTGTGCAGCAGAATCCCGAACAGATGCTCAATGGTCAGGTGATGAGCATCGTTGTCTGGGTTGGCGCGCTGGAGCAGGCTCACGTGAGCGACTCCCATTTTCGCTGCCAGGCTCTTGGCCTCGTTTTCGAGTACTGCGCTCTGGCAGGACCGCAAGAAATTTTCCATTCGTAAAACCTCTGTTCTGTTTCCGTGGTGCACCGCGTTAAAGCTGGGCAATATCAATTCACCGAAGCGGCGGGACGGTCTTTTAAGCAGCCATTTCGGCCCAGGGAAACGACGGGCAAAGGGACTCTTTTTTGAAAGCACCTCCGGTCAAAGCCTCCGCGCGCTTGGCAATTACTGGAGACATCCCATGCTTTTCCCGAACCCATCCGGAAACGGTGCTTTGATCAACTTTGAGCTTTTCAGCTGTGGCCTCCTGGGTGCCGAAGAAGGCAACGAGGTCCTTGTAAATACTGTTCATGCTGCCCCTCCATACGGGAATACCCATATACTAGATTATGGGAACACCGATTTGCAAGGATATGGGAGCGCCCGTAATACTCAACGGATGGAATTTAAAGACCGATTAAAGGCCGCAAGGCAGCACGCAAAGCTCAATCAAGCAGAATTGGCAGTCCGCGCTGGCATCACGCAGACATCTATTTCCGACTTGGAGCGTGGAAAATCCAAAGCAACTGCGCATGTGGCGAAGATCGCCGACGTCTGCGGCGTGAATGCACTGTGGCTTTCGGACGGAAAAGGCGACATGACAGCAGTCATCACGTCTAACGAACCCTCCAACGTATCCATGGCTGAGCAGCCGACCCGCATGTACCGATACCCTCTGGTGAGCTGGGTCGCCGCTGGCGAGTGGTCAGAAGCGGTTGAGCCTTATGCGCCAGGTGCTGCTGATGACTACGATGTGTCTGACTACAAGGCCAAGGGCCCGGCGTTCTGGCTGGAGGTCAAAGGAGACTCTATGACGGCGCCTACTGCACCCTCGATTCCAGAGGGCTCGCAGATCCTTGTGGACACCCGTGCAGACGTACGCCCAGGCAAGCTGGTGATCGCGAAGCTGGCCGGCAGCAACGAGGCGACTTTCAAGAAGCTGGTAGAGGACGGCGGCGTCAGATACCTGAAGCCGCTGAACTCGGCCTATCCGACCGTGCAGTGCTCGGATGACTGCAGGATCATCGGCGTCGTGGTCAGGTCGCTAACGAAGTTTTCCTGATCGGTTAAGTCGTCTGGCGGTGTGGGGGGTGGGTTGGAGGAGTTGCGCGTTCGTGGTCAGTTCGATTCGACTCTAGACGCTCCGGTGCGTAAACTTTACACCTTGGCAAAATGTTTTATGTGCCGCTCTCCTCATTCTATGATAGCGCCGCATGCCATGGTAAATACGAATGGCGTGAAGTGATCAGTACGCGAGGCGAAGCACCAAATTGAAGAGAGTGAATAATGGCTATCAACCCTAAAAACCCGATATTTTACGAGTTTTTCGCAGGTGCTGGCATGGCGCGTGCTGGGCTTGGTAGCGAGTGGCAATGCGTTTTTGCTAATGAATTCGATCATAAAAAAAGCATCGTCTACACGAAAAACTGGGAGGCCCCAAATGTCCTTAAAGTCGCGGACGTTAGCACGCTTACAACAAAAGACCTTCCTGGAGAAGCGGATTTGGTGTGGGCATCTTTTCCTTGCCAAGACCTTTCTTTGGCTGGTGCGGGGGCAGGACTAAAAGGTGATCGCTCTGGCACTTTCTGGCCGTTCTGGCGACTTATGCAAGGACTGGTAGAAGAAAAAAGAGCTCCGTCGCTGATCGTACTTGAAAATGTATGCGGCACACTTACGTCACACGACGGCAAGGACTTCGACGCTATTTGCTCCACATTTGTGAAAGCAGGATACCGCTTTGGCGCTGTAATAGCTGATGCCGTTCACTTTATACCCCACTCCAGGCCGCGCCTATTTGTCATCGGCGTGCGCGATGATCTGGCTCTTACCGCATCTGCAATCACAGCCAATTGCCCATCACCTTTGTGGCATACGAAGGGCCTATTGAATGCCTACAATAAACTGCCAGCAGAAACTCAGAAAAAGTGGCTGTGGTGGAGTCCTCCTGCCCCAGCTCAGCGCACTACGATTTTCGCGGACCTCATAGAAGAAAATCCGCAAGGTGTTACATGGAGCTCCCCGGAGGAAACATCGAGACTGCTTGGCATGATGAGCGACAAGAATCTAGAAAAAGTCGACGCGGCAAAACGCACTGGTCGCCTGATGGTTGGTGCCATTTACAAAAGAACGCGACGCGACTCGCTTGGAAACAAGATCCAGAGAGCTGAAGTCAGGTTTGACGACATTGCTGGTTGCCTCAGAACCCCTTCAGGCGGATCGAGTCGACAAGTCATCCTTGTTGTTCATGGAGAGAGCGTTAGCTCGCGCCTTATTTCACCGCGCGAGACCGCGCGTTTGATGGGCCTGCCTGAGAATTACGAGCTTCCGTCGAATTACAACGAGGCTTACCACCTGACTGGTGACGGCGTTGCTGTACCAGTTGTCAGACACTTGGCAGAGCACATTTTCGAGCCTCTGCTGGTTGCACAGAAAAACTCAAGGGCTGCGGCATGAGCGTAATACCCTGCGAACAAAATGCTGAGCTTAAGAAGAAAATCCTGGAATTTGCCGAGGTGCTGAAAACCGAATCACACAAGCTCGGCGCTCACGGACTCGATGAGCATGAGTTCTATAACAGCGGTTTGTTCCGGGGCGCAGTGGAAAGGATTCGGGGCCAATTTTCTGCGACCATGACCGAGAAGCGCGATTTCGTACGCAACATCCTTAATCATATGCAGGACGGCGGGTTTATCAGCGACTGGAACTCATCCGGATCGGATAACCGCCATGACTACGCCGTCACAATGCCCAGCGGTAAGACAGCGGTAATCGAACTGAAAGGATGCTTGGACGGCAACAATACGAATATTTTTGAACGGCCTCCCCATGCTCATGAGTTCGTGATCTGGAGTGTGTGCACCAACCCTGGTGCGGACCCCCAACACAATGCGTGGTCAGGAATCCATACCCGCCTTAGCGCTGAGATCATCTCGCGTGATCAGCGGGTGGATGGGCTAATAATTTGGGATATGGTGTGTGGCACCATCGGGAGGCCATGCCCGAAAATAGCGGGAGAGGAGGTGCCGCGTATAACGGAGATAAGCCAATTCCGCTTACCACCTCCTTGCATATACCTTATGCCCTCAACGATCCCGTCAGCGAGGAACAACCCCAACCCTCCACCACAGTCTCTTGGGCAGGTAGAGATACTCAAGGCGTTCAGTGATTGCTTCCAGGTCCGAAGTGACGAGATTAACTCTGTCGATTTTGCAGTGGCTTATGTCGGGGCGGATACAGTACGCACCTCCACTGTAACCAGGAATGGCGTGGTCCAGCGCCGTTCAAATCCTACCGCTATCAGGCGATCCTAAAACTTTAGCGATACTCTTAAGCCCGGCCCAGCGCCGGGCTTTTTCGTTCTACCACTTGCACGCCCTCTACTGCCGATCAGAGGCAAGCCTTCTCAGCCTCATTTCCCCTTTCACCTCAAGGACGAGCCCGACGATGTCCCGGATCGTCACCAGTACCGCAGTATCGATGCCTGTGACGGTAAACTCTTCTGCCTCTGTGTTCGTGTCGAATACCCGGATCGTCATTGACGCGTCAAGCGCGATCACGCACACGCACTTCATGGGCAAAAACGCTGCCTCTATGCAAGGCCTCAGGTCCATTGGGGAGTTCATTCGGTCCATCCCGGTTGCAAGCCAGGAGAATTCCTGATGCCTACGTTGCGCCGAGTGTAGTCGGGATATTGGATAGTGTTGACGTTATGCCCGATCCACCTTTAATGACCTCCTGGCCCTCGCGCAGCCCGCCCTTTCTGATCCGACCTGGCCCGCCACTGAGAGGGTTTTTTTACGTCGCCGAAAAATAATATGGGAATACCCATTGACTCGTAATATGGGCTCTCCTATATTTACATCCATCGAGACGCGAAACAGCCCCTCAACAGGCCCAGCGGATCGAGCCGCTCTTTAACAGCTTGCGCAACAAACAACAGACCGCATTGCCTCTACCGGCGACCGGCGATCAGACAGCCCCGAAAGGCTGCCCACGACAGGGAGAACCCTGTACGGCTGACGATGGTGAAACACCTTGACCGAGTGAATGACCTGGCAAGCAATGCGCCCCGCGAATCCCAGCGGCAGAAGGGAGAGACAACTACCGCTTACGCAACAAACCGCGACCGACGCCAGTAGCGGGTCGCGGTGCGACACCAACACCCCCACGAACCTCTCCGACTGAACCCTCTCCGGTGCCTGTATGGCCTCTATCCGTTCTTGAGTGTTCAGTCGAAGGGGTTCACCAACGCCATGCGCCTCGGAGGCGAACATGCATAACTGCACTGAGACACAGGCTGTGTGCCGCGGTTGCGGCCTGAAGCTTCGCGGATCGCCATCTTGGAAAGGCGGCCTCGCACATCACCCTGATCCTGGCGGAACTGTGCGCACATGCCACTACGGCGGCTGGGTCTGCTCACGACGCTGCGACATCAATGCTTGCGTCGAACTGGAAGGCACCATGCCTGGCTGCGGGTCCACAACCAGCTACCAGCGCTTGTCGATCTACGCGAAAGAAAGCATTCAACGCCACTGGCCGGAGGCGGCATGAGCCACGAAGACTTGTTTGCCTTTCCTACTCCAGCCAGCGAGTACGGAGGCCACGGCACGGCCTTTGGCATGACCCTGCGTGATTACTTCGCTGCCAGCTTTGCGCAAGCCCAAGCAACTGCCACCAGTGCGGACACCGGTTTCATGAAGCCAGAGTACGTGGCTCCTGAAGCTGGCCTGCCGGGCAAGAAGTCCGTCGCGCAAATCATTGCAGAGACTTCATACGCGCTGGCCGACGCAATGCTCGCCGCCCGAAACGCATGACCCAGCCTTGGAGGCAATCATGAACGCAGCAGCAAAGGTGTTGCCTCTGCCGGGCGCGCCAGTAACACAACTGACGCCCGCCGAACGACTTTGGGTTGCCAACAGTGCGCACTCTCTGGTGCACGGCGACGACATCAAGTTCAAACGCCGCCTGCAGGAGCCTCAAGGCATCACGTTCGAACGCTTCCTGATCGCGGTCGATGAGTTCGCGATGGAGAAGCTGGGCGCATCTGGTGCGAGCCAGTCGGCGCTGGGGCGACTAATCTACATGGCCAAGTTCGGCTCAGCCGCCTGCGCCAGAGAGGCCGCAGACGCCGTGTTGAACTGCCCCGACCCTAAGGACGCCCTTTTCGAAATCGCAGAGGGCCTACTTCGGCCCTTGGCGGCAGACGGTGTGATCGCCGAGCACGAGGATGAAGAGCTGTGAGCCCGCACATCCTGATCGACGAAGCGCTCGAAACCCTCAAGCACCCCGCCAGCACACGCGGCGAGGTTGTTCTGGTCCAGCAGATGATCACGAAGATGATGACCGACGAGCTCATCACCCTTGAAGAGTTTTCCCACTACTGCAGTCGCCTGCTGAGGCACTGCCAACAGCGCAAGG